TGTGGAATGATAGCCATTATGTTGGATATTCGACAGCCACCGCTTTCGCGTAAATGATAATTCGACGAATAGTGAAAGTTTCATCCAATTCAGTTGTATATAATTCGTATCGAATTCTCTGCCCCTGTATATTGGACAGGCGCATAGGTTCAATACGAGCAGTAGCCGTCATAGGCATAGGAACCAAATCCTGTTGTATAATGTCATCAAGTCCAGATAATCTATGTTGAAGATTACCCGAACCTGTTAGGCGTAGCCTTACACCTACAACATGATGTTCTGATTCAACTCCACCTGATTTAGCCACCTATATACCCCGTTTTGGCTACAGGTAAAATAGGCACATCTACACTAGGTTGCCCTGATTGAGTATCCTGTAGCGTATCATTCAGCTTGCCAGGAACTAATGTGTAAATACCACCTACATCCTGCAACATTAATCGTGGTGCATCTCCATTAAATTCAAGTCCACCATCACCAATAATGATGATATCAGCTAATGGTGGAGAAGGAGGCGTTCCACCGGGAGGAACACAGTATGTAGGCCAATAAATACCATTGGCCATTGACGCATGGTCACCACAAAGAGCGAATACTGTGTATGTAACACCATTAGCATTTATTGAAGATTGAACAGTAATTTGGTCTACTGCAACAGCAGTAATACCAGTCGTAGTATTACCAAAATTAGACGAAGTAGCACTATTGTTTCCGGCATGTGATGGGTCACGGAAGATTCCATTACCACCAGATGCTTGAACCCACACAAATAGTGGGAATCTACCAGATATAGGAACAAGTGGAATATTACGTGGATTTACACCATTACCAACATAAGTGGTTAATTGAACCATTATGTTAGCACATCCACCAACACCCGAATCATTAGTTCGCCATAGTGAATAAGCAGTATTACTCTTATTACCAGCCATGAAATGCACGCCATTAAAAGTATTTAGAACTCCTATACCAAAGTTACATCCATTGGCAATATTACCAGCACCATCTAACCGAATCATTGTATTACTACCAATGCCCGGTCCTTTTATATAAAGTCCATTGCCAGTAAATCCACCAGATTGAACCAAATTATCTTGAATAATACCAAATTCAGCAGTAAATCCCGGTTGTGGGATAGTATTAACTTGTGGTGTGGGTGCTGCAAATGGATGATTAAATGCACCACACATATTAAATCTCGCGTCTGGGTCACAGAACACGATATATTGATAAGTAATACCATTTTGGTTTATCATTGAATCTGCACTATTAATCTGCAACTTAAATTGAGCCGTAGCAGAATCAAAGTATGCGCGTATTACTGGAAGCACATCATTATTTTGACGCATCGCGCCTAATGATGTAGCAAGCCAGAGACAACCCGCAGAAGTAGAAGTATTACGAATATAGACGAAATGAAAAGCACTAGGTAATATGATGTTCTGTGTAGTTCCATTACCTACATACGTTCCACCTACGTTAAATTGCGCTCCCGATGGAAAAGAAGGCCAGAATCCATATTGAGTATTTGGATAATTGCAGTTATGGATAAGAGTTCTATCCATTGGTATAGTAATATCAGGTGCATCTTCCGGTCCCCATAGACCTAAATATTCAACACACGCTACTGTAGCAACAGTTGTATCAGTATTACCATCATTAGATTTAGTATGAATAACTGAAAATGGAGCTATCTCATCAGGTATATCCATACCTGTTGGGAGATATCCCATAAATGAATTAGTATTGCTACCAAATTGGTTAATGGTAACTTGAGTTACCGCACCACCAGCTTTACGATAGCCTAATTGTCCATCACTCGCGCCTGAATTTCTGCCATAATGTGAAATTACAGCAGCAGCGGCACCTAATACAAATCCCGGTGGTCTATCCTGATTACTCTGTAATGGAGCATCAGTCAAACCATCTATTTGTGCAAGTGCAGTCGAACTAACTAAAGTGACACCAGTTAGTGTTGCCTCGCGCGAAGGATTGATATCCTGATTTAGACTACCAAATGAATTGGGAGTCCAATTAGTTAAACTTGCAGAATTACTGACTACCCTACGAACATGACTGCCAAGTAGCCAGTCAATAGGATAATTAGTATCATTGAATGTTAGTGTAAGAGGATTCATATTGGCTGGAATATCCGCGCCAATCCAGTCATCGAAGTCAATTTCAGCAAGATTCGTATTAACAAATTGTTGACCAAATATTATTGAAACAATATTCGTTCCAGTTGAAATTCCCTCACCAGTATTATCAGTAAAGCCTAATGCAAAAACTCCATTTATATAAACTTGAACTACTCCATTAGTAGTAGGGAAACTTCCTGAACGGGACAATACATCAAATCGATACCATTGTCCTACAACAGGAGTAAACACTACTCCTTTATCAAAATAAGTGCCAGCATTATTTATATTAAATAGTTTTACACTACCAGTAGATTGATAGATTAATTGCGCGCCCATAGATGCACCAGCACTACAGGTAACACGCCAAAATCCAACATCTGACGTAGATGCTGGTGGTGGAACTCGCGCTCGGAAGTAAAATCTATCCCAATGGGTTTGAGGGACTAATCCTGCCCTCAACATAACCATTGTATTAGTCATGAACCTATTATTAGGTCCACCTGCGCGTAATCCACAACCATCCATTACACGCGAGGCATCTCTACTAAAGTCAGGAGTAGCGTTACCAGATGAACCATCTAATTCTGAGCTATGTTCAAATCCACACACCCACCTACGTTGTGAGATGTTATTAGCAGGTGGTGTGATACCTGAACCTGCACCCTGAAAATGTATAAGAGTAGCAGACCAAACGTGTAAACCATCTGGTCCAGCAGGAAATATTGATGGAGGATTTCCAGCCTGTCCGGGAACTAATACAGACCCTACAGTAGGGTCCATAAAAATACCAGATGGACTTGGAAAACCAATTTCTGAACCTGGAGGTTCGAGATTGCTATATGGTGGAGTTGTATACATTCCTTTTGGAATTAAAGCTATATCCCCCGATGGAAGGGGATTATATGGAATTCCAAAAAGTGCAGCTGCGTCAGCAGGACATATTTCCAGAATAGGACTGCCAGCTACAGCGACAGCAGCTTGATATTCTGCTTGGTCCTGAAAGAAAATGACGTAGTTGACGTATACAGTAATCTGTGCCATTAGAATAGGCTCTGAGCACTCAATTTCGGAAGAATTTGAATTTTACTTCCGGCAACTGGAACAAATGGAACATTTGCTGGTGGAAATCTTTCAGCCCACATGAGTTTTCCATCACTATTTCTAGTGACAAAATACCCATATATCGTTCCCGGACCAGCAATTGCACCAGTAAAATCAAAACTTTGCATAGCATTGTAAGTAGCGATAGAAGGGTCGCCAGATACAATACCCCAATTTGCAAAGGTTAATGGTTTTGATGTATAACCACCACCTGAAATTTCGGTAAAAGATGCAGCAGTTGACGCACCCGTAGGTGTGACGTTATTACCATATATCTTCATCGTCAAAGCTGGAGTCAGAAGTGTTGTTAACACTTCGACTTCTAGCGCATTCGGAATAACTTGTGGCATCTTTACACCTGGTCGCAACCAATAAGAAGCTCATTGATGTTAATCAGAGCCACTGTGTTTACGAATGCCGGGAATGTATATGGACACCAACGAATCTTCTTAGGGTCCAATCCATTCGCGTAATCTGCAAATAGTATTTGTCTATCAGTAGTTACACAATATAGGAATTGATTCACAGAATCGTTCACAATCTGAATTCTGCGATTATTAGTCTTGAAAGTCTGACCGACCCAAATTTCCCAAATTTTCCAAGTTAATTCAGGTAGAACATATCTACCATTAAATAGTGTAATTCCAGTATATGTGCAAACCATCAGGTAATCTACGTTAGAACTACCTGAATCAATAACAGTAGCAAGACCGTGAACACCACAACCCAACGCGTTATCAACAGCAGTAAGAGGCCATGATGCTGGTGCGCCACCGTTATCGACAAAACCCACCGTTTTGTTACGTTGCATTGTATACAAAACGTCTCTAAGTTCTGCGATGTTAGTAACAGGATTACCATTAGGAGGCACCAAACAGAACCCATCTATTTGGTTAATAGCCTCAGGTTCTCCAACTGAACTAACACGGACTATTGAGATGTTATCGTATTCAGTGCAAAGGCAGAGACGATTATGATAAATGCATAGATTAACTCCAGCTTTGATTTCGGCAAAGTTATCAAGTAGATGAGTAGCATCAAGTAGTAAATCTTGGTCGTAGAATGAAATATTACTAAGAGTAGTAACAGTGTTATTCGGAATAGTTGCACCCGGTATAAAAAAGAGTTGGTATCCATTTACGTCACCGTTATAAGTTTGAATTACTTTAGAAGCAACAATGTGTTTCTTAGTTACAAATGCATCAGGACTATTAGCAACAGTGCTGAAATCTAGTGCTTGTAATGCGTTAGTAGTAAATGCTACCAAACCAGCAGGGGCAGTAAGGTAGCCGGTATCAGTCTCATAAACATAACCAAAAATGTGAACGCCAGCATCAGTATGACCAGCAGCACCATTAGCCACAGTAATGTTGACAGTAGGCTTGGCTCCTGCGGCTTTTCTCGCATTAGTTCCATCGCCTTTGTATACATATAAGAACTCATTCTGCATACCACGTTCACGATTCAATCCCCCTATTAGTTCTGTGAAGAAGGGAGTGATGTATGCACGTCCGTTATATGGAACAAAGCCGAAATCTGTCATTCCAGCGATAGTGAGAATTGGACCAAACATCGTAGTTGAATCTACGACATGGTAAATCTCTCCATTAGCACCATTCTTAACTAATACGAGTAGAGTTTGTTTATCGGATGTAGGATAGTTATACATCCTTAAAACATCAGAAAGTGGACTCGCGATGTTCTGATGACGGTCAATACCATCGCGAGTCCCAAATGCACGGGGACCAATAAACTTTAAGTTCTGGCACTCAGAAAAATGGTCTAAAGGCGTAGATTCAACATCCTCTTGCGCCCAGAGGCCATTAAATTCTTCCAGAGTTATAGGTTGATGGTCCCGCATTATTACTCGCCCTGCATGTAGTAGAACAGAGTCACCTGCACCTTACCAGCAGTAAGAACTGCGCCGGAAACAGTGAATGTAACGAATGTTTCGGCAGCAGCTTTCACAACTGAAGCAGCTGTGAATACAGGAATGAGTGCTACGGTAGCGCCAGCCGCATACGTAGCAATAACAGTTGCAGCTTTCAATGCAGCAACTTGAGCACCACTACCCAAGCCGATTGCAATGGAAGCACCGGGACCAACTGGAAGGGTAATACCCTGAATGAAGCCACCAAAGATGACGGCTCCGGCAGGAACTAGTATAGATGATTTTGGTGTAATGGTAGAAATTGCACCACCATCCACCGAAACATCATATGTAACCTTGATTTCCTGTAGTGCTCCTGCACCTTTCTGAGCACCCGCGTTAATGGAACCCTGTGCTGAGAGCAATGACTTAATCATTGCCCACATATTCCCACGCGGAGAGAATTGTCCTTGACCGACACTATAACTCATATTTCCACCTTTCGGCACTCCCAATAGGGAGCAGAAATTAAGTTACCCAACCACGACGTTTATAGCTAGACCTAAATGGTCGTCTCCTTGTCATGATTGTTTGTTTAGATTTAGAACTAATTCCAGTCACTCTATCCATACCTAGAACAGCGTATGCATTAAGCGCATTGGCACTAGTCAAATTCCTCTCGATAAATTCTGCACAAAGAGCAGCAGTTCTATATTCAAGGAATGTGCGAGCATTTACGATATTGATGAGGGAATTTGAATCGACAAGTTCTTCAAACAATTGTTTGATATAGTCGATTTTAATATCATTATTCTGCACAGATGGAAGAACCGTGATTTTCTGGTCATTCCATGTAAAATACAGAAAATTGTTATATTGAACCCCTTCCAACTGATGTGGAAGATAATCCCTACGCGTCATAGGAACAAATGGGTTAATATCACGAGTCCGTTCCCACAATTGTTGTGGTTCTACGAAATCGTTTGGTAATGCTGGTGCTGTAGGAGTTCCAGCAGCATTGTAGATAATTTGTGTAACACCAGCATTAATCTGGATTACAGCAGATGTTAATTGAGTTACAGGAATTCCATTAAGTTCAAAGGCTTCCTGTAACTCTTGTAGTGCAATCTGTAGATAGGGTAATTGGGCTACAAAAGTATAATTAGTCAAGGCAGTATCATTCAGCAATGACGCTGACTTTTGCATTACCTGCCCTGCTGTTAAATCTGATGCAGCCATCTATTTACCCCTTTGGCATCTTGTCCCTAGCCGCAAGAATATCCTTTGTGAGAGGATGTTCCGGGTCGGGGAAATGACACGTTGCACAGATTGGGAATTGTGGATTCTTGAGAGAACCACAAGCTTTGCAACGCACCATGTCCACCATTTGAAATTCTTTCATCCAATCCTTCGTGGCTGTGAGATTTAACTCTTTTGCAGCCAATCGCATATCATCAGCAATAGCGAGAGGATTGCCATTGGAACGCGCCCATAGTGAATCAGCCATTTTAATAAGTAGTGTATACCAGTTCATTTGGCGAGCGCGTGCTTTCTCAAGCTCACCTTTATATTCTTTCTTTATCCATTCCTTAGTTGCAAGAACATCAGGTTCACCTTTCGCATTATTTTTACATCCCATGACGTAAAATAGTCCGGGCATATGCGAATCCATATTGCACGCAAGATACCCATTCAAATAATCTCGCACGACAGAATCGGCGATAGTAATTGAACTGACAGGAATTTCAAGTAGTGGCTGGTCTTCGTCAATATCTCTCCACCATGACGAGGGACCAACAATCAGAATTCCAGGGTCTTCAATCGTTCCCGCAGGAATTCTGAAAATTCCAGGTTGAATAGTGCATTTCTTTTCTTCAATATCTTTTGGGAATATCGAGATAACAGTTGACTTATCTAGTGGATTGATAGGACCACGAATAGTCCTACGCTTCCAGTCATTGATTCCCGGAAAAGCTCCTACTGCTCCTGACATTATTCATCTCCCTTGACTGGTGTAATAATTTTGGGCTCACCAGTATAGCCTACAGCTTCACCTGTTACAGTTCTCAGTAACAGTGAAGATTCATCCCCAAATAGTTGTTCCTCTAAATCAGAAACTCTTTTCATTTTGTCTGCTAATGCCACTTCCGGGTCATTATCAGGGTCAACATATTTAGCCATGCTCTTTTTACCAAGCGCGGCATACATAGTATCGATAACTAGTTTGCACGCATCCACGCGCGGAGGTAAAGGATTATTTGCATTATCCTTAAACACCCACAGTGGTTCGTATGACATTCCAGAAGTAGGAAGTTCTTCTTGATTGGCTAGTGGAACGATTACTAACCTTTCAAGGATATATTTACCAGCCCAATCTTGGTCGCGCTGGTCATATTTAGGCTTTTCCATTACAATTGGAAGTTGTAATTTGAAGCCTTCAGGAGTTACATTCGATAGCCGTTTCTCATACTGGTCCCATGAACTTACAACACGGAACATGGGTCTACCAGTATCGGAATCGATACCGAATAAACTTACTAGTTGTTTATTAATAGATTCAATTGGTTCAGTAAGTTCCATTATAACATCCCATGCAGAATTTGAATTCTGCTTTGAAGTTCGGCATATTCACCATTATTATCCGGGGGAACATCAGTGAAATTCCCACCGTATTTTTTGATGATAGCCTGCTGTTGTTCCGAGTATTTCTGCATTAGGGCTTTTTTGTCACCCTTTAGCATTTCTAATTCTGCTTGAACTACTGATACTGATGCCATTATTTATCCTTTCGGAATTCGTAGGCGACTGCTGGCGTAATCTGAGGACTCATAATTGCGCCAGTGCCATTAGTGTCGTAAACAGTATACCATTGTCCTTTCTCGTATTTGGGTTTGATAATCATTGTGCCAATATGTCCCAAACACACGGACATATCACAATAGGATTGAATACCAGCTTCTCTTACGCGCTTGAAAAAGCCGATATCATCACACCATTCTTCGGGATTAAGTTCCCCCAATCTGATATATGGTTTTTCCAACTTATCAAAGATTGAAGTTTTGACAAGTAGGAATCCAAATCCAGCAGCTACGATTGGAACCAACGACGGTTTATCCAAAAGATACATGGGACACGCAGAACCATCTTCATCAGCAAGGTCAAACACGAGAGGCTGGTGAGGATACGCCCTACTAAGATAAAGTCCTGAAACAATGTCTTTATCATGTTGAACCAACTTGTCGAGTGCATCTGGTTCATAAGTCATATCGTCATCAATAAACAGAATATGAGTGCAACCCTGTTTGATTGAATGTTCGATAATAGTGTTCCGTCCCTTTGCAGGTGAACGGTCATGATTTGGCATAGCCAACGCATTCGCTGGTTTATCCAATAGAAAGAAATAATCGTAAAAATCCGCACGTCGAGCGTATTCACCCGTCTGAACACTAATCATGATTTTATTGCTGACCATATTGTCCCTTCAATTTGAACAGTTCCGACTAATTCATCAACAGCTTGTTTAACTCCCGGCCATGATGGATGACCATAATCATGACCACAAATTAAACCGCCAGTTCGCAATAGCTCGTATGCTTTCTTAATATCTTTCACTACTGTCTCGTATCTATGGTCCCCATCAATGAAAACCATATCTACAGGCCAGTCTAGTGAAAACTGATAAGAAAATTTACGAACCGGAATGACATGCTGAGTTTTAACATGGTCATTCAAATTGTATATGAAGTAAGGCATCACATACGTAGTAATTGGAATAGCATTTCCTTCTTCATTATAATAATCACCAGCCCAAGGGTCTACAGCCCAAATAACTCCTTTGTTATTATCGGCCATAGCTCTTGTTGACCGACCATGTAATGAACCAAATTCTACAATCAGTTTTCTTTCTAAAGCTTGTGTAGCGAGCCAGATTAATTCATTCTCAGCCATCCATCCCCCAATGGCTAAGGCTTTTGAAATGTCAACCTGACTCGCTACATTAGGCATTTACGTAGTTACCTCTCCCGGATGATACTTCCCGGTATTCGGATTGAATACCAAGAACATCGGAAGATTCTGAGTAGGCGTTGCCACATGGTTGATGTTTCCCGTAGTGGTAAACGCCACAGGTGTAGTTGTCGTGAAGATAAAGCACAGCAAGTGTGCTCCATCAGCAGGAGGTGTAATCGTTGCGATTGCAACCGTGCCCGAAATCAACGTCAAAAACGTGATAGGGGCAATAGTTGCAGCCGAAGCAATAGTTGGAGGTTTCGGCGATTGCAGACCTGCAACAGTCGAAAGGTCTTGAAAGGAGAGGTCTTTTGATACTGCCATGATACTCTCCTTAGTAACCTGATGGAACCGCCAACGTATCAATAAAGGCAGTGGCAGCAGGATTCGACACGAATGTCTGCATACCATTGACCATATAGAAAATGTCAGCGGTTACAACACCACCCGAAGGACCACGGATTTCGAAAATCTTACGCCCATCGGTGGTATAGAATCCGATAGGCAGGATTTCCCCACGGCCCCACACTTCGTCAACGACAAAGTCAATACGAGTGCGGTCCCAATTGAAGGAACCTGTAACATTGGAACCGGCCATCTGCATACCGGAACCCTTACCATTGCCGAAATACATGTTCAGAGACTCATCCTTTGCAGCCTTCTGAATCATGATTACAAGCTGACCAATTTCCTCGTATGCCTGAATCTGAGCAGGATGCGTCCACACGCGAGGATTGAAATCATTGTCGATTCCTACTCTATCTCCAATTCGGTTAATCGCAAGACGTGGAAATGGAAGTGCTAATGCACCACCACCAGCGTTTACACGATTGGACCGAATTTCGGGAGTAGCCGCTCGACTAAAGCCAAGCCATGTTCCTGCGCTGGCGTTTGAATGATGATAAGGCACACCATACAACGCTGGCAGAGAAGCAGGATTAGCAATACCATTGACAACCAGTCTATCAGTTGCAATTGCACCTGCAATAGCTGGTGTTACATCGATTTGTTTGTTCGCAACATCCCACTTGGTAATGAGGCCACTTCCTCGCAAGGTTGCAAGTGTAGCATCGAATACCTGAATGGTCTGTCCGAAACGGACAAGCTTTGCACCGAATCCATCAGTGCCAAGAGTATAAGTGTCAACGCCACCAGCAGTAGATACAGCAGAAATGGTGCCGACTGCACCAGTTCCATCCTGCATCATCTGAGCGTCTAACTGTCTACGCAGTTCATCCAATGCAGTTGCAGTAAGTCTGCGAACTCCATTGGTGATAGCTTTTCTTTCGTCGTCAGTTGACCACTGTGTCAACTTGGTGTATTCGATGTTCTCGCTCACGAATACGCAAGTAACAACAGCTTTGTCAAAAGTAGGACCGCCACCCCGTCCCAGGTCTCCGCCGTCAGGATTGAAATACTGAAAGCTTCCACCGGGTCGAAGTTCAAGCGGAACCCGCATTTGTCTGTTCGAGATTTTTTCTACGTCACGCTTCTTGATATTGGCGTAGAATTTGTCATCTCGCTCAAACAATACGCGAATCTTTGGAAGGACTTTCTCCAATTCCAAAGCCGCTACTTGAGCTTCAACAACAGCCATGTTTTCTCCTACTTCTCGGCTAATCCGAGTTTAGAAATTCTAGTGTGGACATTCCTCTCGGAATATCCTTGGCTTCTTTAATCTTGCCAGTAGGTCTTTCTTGGGAACGTGGCCTTCCCGGTGTAACTGGACCCCTTCGGGTCGTTGTTTCTTCTGCATCTTCCCTTACACGATGACCTGTGCCGCGCAAAGCTTCATTTCTGGCCTTTTTAAGGAGTGCAGGCAACACTGTTTTAGCTTTGCTAACATAGGCCGAGCGAATTCTATCAGCAGACTCCTTGGAAAATCCTTCTGAGAATGCTTTTTCCCAGAGTTTATCCAGAAGTGCTTTGAAACGTGAATCCTGATTGATAACACGCTCAAGATTATCCATGCAATCACGCGCTGCATTCTTGCGCACGTAATCTGTCATTGACTTTTTAGGGTCAATATTCGCATCGATAGTATTCTTGAGCGTATTGTTAACACGAGTATTCAAATCATTTCTCGTGTTTTCAAATTGTGTGCGGACAAAAGTTTGTTCCTTTTCCGCAAGCTGTCTTTCCCGAGAATTTTCCTTCGGGTCTTCATTATTTGCTAGTTGTGAAGGAGCTTTGAATTCAGTTGTTCCGAAAACAAACTGATTCAGTAGAAGGGCAGCATTTTGCAATGCATTACCCGGTAGAGGTTTATTCTCATTGTCTTGGCCCACACCAAGTCTCCTTGCTTCTTGCACCATTGAGACGATAGTGTGCTTGGTGAGATTACCAATCACATGATAGTATGCTTTCTCATCAACTTTCGCGAGAGTAGGCAAATAGTCATCTACAATCTTGTAGAATCCATTAGGATTGGTTTCCCTAACAGCTTTGAGAACTGTTTCGGTAGAACCAGACATTAAATCGCTCTCGAATCTATCGAGAACCTGAGACTTTTCGACGGCTGTTTTTGCGTCTTCAATAGTAGGAAGTAGTTCCGTGAACTGTTGTTCTCTGTAGTAGGCTTTCTCTAAATAAGGAAAATCCTTAAAGAGTGAGGGATATTTCTTGAGAATTTCCTTCCGTCTGACAGGAGTAACTAATTCTAATTGCTCCTCAGATGGAGGCTCAATTTCTTCCTCAAGCTCTTTTAATTCGTCGGCTTCTTCTATTTCTTCTTCCTCACCTTCAGGAGTTTCTTCTAATTCTTCCTCTCCTTCAGGCTCCTTTTCTTTCTCTTTCTCCTTCGGTTTTGGCTTACCTTCCTCTAAGTCTATGACTTCTTCCTTGGTATCATCTTCACCAAGGAAATTAATCATATCCTCTTTGGACATATCAGCCCCACCACCGATGGTTTTACTTCCACCACCAGTTCCGACAGGAGCTTCAGGACTGTAGTAAATAGGAAGTCTAAACAGTTGCAACATTTTCTTCTCCAGTTATGGGTGCTTCTTTAGTTTTCTTCTGATTGGGTTTTTCCCCCGGAGTAGCACCTTTCTCCTGTTGGGGTGGACCTTGCATCATCATTTGTTGCATCATACGTTGCTGTTGCAACATTTGATACATTTTGCCGTATAACAAGACATTGCGATAACCGGGTTCATTATCGACTTTTGCTTGTCTACCAGCTTCACTTCTAACCCATTTCCTAACAATCTCGAACCCAATTTCTGGGTCTGAATAATCAGGGTCTACTTCTATTGATGGCATTTCCGGTGGACCTGACATTGGGTCCATAGGATTATGCTGCGGATTTGGCATGGGTTCGCTATTCAGAAGTAGTTTAATATCATCGTATGTTGCTTCAACGTCAGATTCACCCGGAACATAGAAATCGGTAAGTCCAATTGCTTCCCGAATAACTGGCAAATTCTCAGGAGAACCGAGAATAGCCAGAATTTCAGGATTCGCAGACTGTAAAAGCTGCATGATAATATCTTTTTGTTGGGACCAAGTCATTGGAAGATTTTCATTAGCTTCCAATTCTACTTTCCCAATCTTACCTTCCATTTCTGCCTTACGAATGAATACATTGACGAAAGAGCCATCTTTTAGGCGCTGAACATCACGTTCATCTTCATGTGTTTCTTCGATGAACATGGGAATAGCTTTCCCAAAGATTTGCTTCCACCATGTAGTCAGCATTTTCCAAGTATTTTGTAGTCTCTGTAACGCTTGCGCGCGAGACATAGAATATTCTGATGCTGTTCCACCACCTGCTACAGCACCACCAAATAGTGATGGAAGTGCGCCTGATACTAATTGCGCAAGAGTCTGGATATTCTGTGCAAATGGCATAACTTCTGGTGACAAAGTTGCCGTTTTAACCTCATGGAATGCATCTCCGATACTTTTGCCGGACTTTGGCGTAGCTTCATATATACCACCCGGCGTAGATTCCATCTGGCGGTATGCATTGAAGTTTAATACACCAGGGTCAGCAAATGTCTGCCCGATTCCATGTTCAATAGTCTGTAGTATAAGCGATATGAGGTCATTAGTAATTTCTTGAATACTGACGAGTAGCAAGCCAAGGGGGTCAAAGTGTATATAGTCTGATAGAGGATTGTGAGTAAGAGTCCAACAATCATCTAAATCCTCATTGCAGGCTTCTGCAAATTCATCGTTAACTAGAACGACTTTCGCCCCATTTGGATACTTCTTTTTAAGTTCGTCCACATCCTCTTTACGCGAGAGAATGTTAAATGCAGATGGACGAAGCCAACAATTACGAATAGTGACAGTATTGAGGGGATATTCTCCTTGGTATTGTGGCGATAATCTTCCCCACTGTTCGTATGGGTCACGCGGTCCCGTCGCTGCTGCAATTTTCTTTGCAGTAAGCGCATTCTTTCCGTGGAGATGTGAGTATCTTTCGATTGCAAGTGCGTAGTGCGTTTCATATGCGTATATTAAGTAAGGAGTATCAGCCTGTTTCATTGCATAATTGGCTACTTTAACGTATAGCCCACCATATGCTTCTAAACAGACTCTAGTTTTTGGCTCCTGTGTAACTCCCACGAGTCTGGTTACAACTAATGTTTCACGTTGTAACTCAGGAGCAATTTGCATTAAACAAGCGGGACACATATCTTCCCCCTCGTTTTGAAGCATATCCTGAATGATTACATCTTCATCATCAGGAGAATATTTATCTTTATTTAGTTCAGCTTTAGCCTTTAATGCATCTATTTGAGGCTGCATTTCAGGCGAAATTACTTCGTCATCCATCTCGAAACCACACTCAGGACAACGAGTATATTGATGCACTTCATCAACACTCTCGTAGTTCTTTTTATCGTAGGTTCCGTATTTTTCGTCAGACTTCGGATATGAATAGCACGCTACCATACCCTCAGTGCAATAGATAAACAAAGCATGAAGCCAAAGCAAAGGCACATCGTTGTGACGATATACCAGTTGGGCAATTTTATCTCCTGCTCTCGCGGTGGACAAATCAAGAGTGCTATCAGCGTCATCAGGAAAACACTTGATAGGAGGAACAGTAACACTAAGAGCAGCAATAATGGATTCGAGATAAGCTCGGAATACGTTAATGGGCTTATCGTAGTATGATTGGTCTGTATCATCCCCATCATTCAACTCATCCCATATACGCCAATCGTGAGCTACCTCGGAATACCAAGCCTTTTGGAAGCCTTCCCAGAATAATTTCAGCCTACGCCATGTGCGGATTTGTCGTTCACGCACAGCCATATCTTCCTTATCGAAGTGGTCTACTACTTCTTTAAGGAGCCGCTGAATATCGTCGTCTGGGATATTCTTCGACATTAGTATCCCTGTTGACCCCTATTTCCAAGCATTTGAGAATACATCTGCCAAAATGGCATCATTTGCATCATCATTTGCATAGGGTCGCCACCACCCATTTGCTGTTGTGGCTGTTGTTTTGGAAGTGGCATCCCCTGATTATCGAAATGCTGATAGTAGAGAGATGGAGAAACACCGAATGCACCCGGTCCATATTGTGCATTAGCACCCGGACGCTGAGCCATTGAGGAACCCATACCACCAGCAGCTTTGAAATCCATCATCCGTCGAAAGTTAGGGTCAACCATACCACCAGCGCCACCGACACGTTTTGGACGTTCTTGTGCGTATCCGCCTGATGGTTGCTGCATAAATGATGGTCCCTGCACCATATTGGGATTCATCATTGATGAAAATCCACCCCCACCACCGAATCCGCCAAATCCACCACCCATAGGTGGAAGATTTCCACGTCCCGGACCTGACGAATTAACCATTCCAAATGGCAAATTTCCCGGTGTATTACCACCAGAAGAATTTGCCATATTAAATCCCGGTGCAGTAGGAGGCGCACCACTTCCAGGACCATGACTATTAACAAAATTACGTGGACGACCTTCAATACCAGGAGTTCTAGGTCTTCCACCACCACCCCATTCACGTTGAACAGGTGGAAGTCTCATTGGATTGTAGCCACCCGGCATAACATCAAGAGGCATTATTTCACTCCATGTTTCTTTTTAACGTCATTTGAGGGGCCAGTATCCAATCCATGTTTATTTGCAGTAGCATAAAAGACTTGTTGTCCCTTTTTGCCACCATATTTCTTTTTCATTTTAGTCATGACTTCTTTGCCATGACCTTTGAAATATTCACTTACGGGCATTTTGTCCCTGCAATTTCTTTAATGCCGCAGATGATGGTCCAGTTTCTACGTGTGGAGTGTATTTAGGATGTAGTGCAATATCCCTTCGACCTGTAATTGGGTCTACATAATCAGGAACTTTCAAGCGCGTGGCTCTATCTCTTTCTGCTTGATATGCTTCTAATTCATGTGGACGCCAGTAGTATGGATTATTTAGATTTGAAGTCGCAGGAATTCCTTCCGGAACATTCCCACGGTTGAAAAGCATCTCACCTATCTTTTTATACCAAGGCATATCTTGCATTTGCCCGGTATGTGTCATCTCATGAGCAACTATCTGTTCTTTATCGAACTGATTTACACCTTCTAACATAGAAGGATTGTAAATCATGTTACCAGACCAAGGATTTGATACAGCATTAGCTCCGCGTGGAGTAAATATTTTGGAAAGCATTCCAGAAGTAGACGAACTTACAGAAATTGGCTTAATGCCCGGCATCTCCTTAGAAACTTTGGAGTATGCACGTTGCATTGAGTCATCAATAGCTTTATTTTTATCCTGCGGCTTGTCCTTCTCGTTCTTGTTCGGCAATTTGCAAGTCTTTCTCTAAATCTTCAGTTGAAACTTTCACAACTTCAGAATCAGGTTTTGCCGCATTCTTCAATCGCTGAGCTTTTTCCCTATCTTCAGTTTCTAATAGTTGCCTACGCACATGCCAAGGAATAGAACGTGGCCTTGTAATCTGTGGAGCCGGATTATCCTTAACAGGTTCAGGCTCTTTTAATAGTTTGTTAAGTAATTGTGTTTTCTCGTAATTTGAAAACTCAAGTTGCTGTCGAAGTGTCTCACAAGATTGACAAACCTTTTCTTCGACAACAACTTCATTCTTCAACTTACGAGATTCATACTTTATTTGTAAGTATTCTTTATACCAGTCTAGTAGGAACATTATGCCCTTCTCCTTCTATGAAATCGACTCACAACTTGCATCTTTTGTTGTGCTTCGACCATTCGCATATTTCGATAGTATGCCGTAAAATCCTGAGTAGCTTGGAGTTTACGAGTAATTTCTTCTTGTTTCTGAATTCTCTCGAACTCAGTTATAGATTCCTCGAAATATCTTTCAGCCTTGTCACAGGCATAACGAATGTCATCATATGGGTCGTCACCATCAAACTCTGCTACGTCTTCAGCAGGTTTACCACTAGTAGCTTTCTTGTCGTAGCTACAAGCTTTGATGGAATCAATCATAATAGGGCAACAATTTGGATGCCCATCATGATTAGTTTCCTCGCAACAGAAAATCTGGAGCTTAGGAAGATTAGTTTCCTCTTGTGGAGGGTCGAATAAACTTAAATATGCCTTATAATCGATAAGTCCTTTATTCCGAAGAACCCACATTGCATATTCTTCAGAATAAATTGGCATATCTTGTGGTGGAATTACTGGTTTCTGCTTCCACCTCAGATATTCATGTAGTAATAGTTTGCCAGCTACTCGCGAACCGGGAGAATTATTCGATAATTCAATCGGTCTACCAATAGCAGCTTCAATTTGTTGCTGAATAGTGTGTTCTTGTCCTCGCTCTTGCGATACTGATTTACACCACGCTAGAATTCTTGGATGTTCTCTTTCCGCAACATCCTTGACTTCTGGTGCCCAATCTTCAATCTTGGTTTTTAACCAATAAAGTTCCTTGTAGAGATAAAGTCGCTTCTGGGGAGATATTGCATAGAAGCCTACATAGTTCATGGCGGCAAATCCCCAATCCCCAATAATCATACGGGGCCACCATGAAGGTACTTCAAACGGTGGAACTACGTGTAAAGCATTAGGAGGCTCATCAGGATAATTCTTATCACGGAATTCATCAAAAACTTGTCCCTGATATGCATCCCAATCACCGAACTTCCTTGCTTTCCGCTCAGCCTCAGATGGTATACCATCAAGACGTGCAGAATAATCAGGGTCAGCGTTAGGATTATCAGCAACGGTTGCATGAATATAAATTCGTTTTACGTTTCCTTTACCAAGAATGATTTTCCCACCTTCTGGTGCAGGTTGAACAAATCGCTTCTTAGTAAATGTATGACCTATTCCGCCCGGCATTCCTGCCGCACGAATTATTGCGGGAATATTTGTAGGGTCAGATGACCTAACGCGAGTAAAACCAATATAGAGATAAATATACTCAGTAAAGGAAGTGAGTTCGTCCGGAGTAAAGAGATTAATTTCCATTGAGTCATATTTGTGAACATCATTTTCTTCCTCACAATGTCCGAGGAATATCATTGCACCGGCATTAGACATTCCAGTTCCACCGAACTGGTCCATACGTGGAAACGTCCACGCCATGTCCGTCTTATTAAAAGTAGCCCCGAACTTCGGGTAAATTTCGCGCGAACGTGGAACTATCTCATTTCTAAGTTCCGGAAAAGTCCGACGCATGAATACTTGTTTGAACTTAGCATTTTCATGCCACCTATGGATTAATCCATATACAAGTAAAACGTCAGACTTACCAGAAGCGTTACCGCCCCCGTAGAATCCCTCGAATATTGAAGTAGGAAGACTTAGGAATTGTTCCTGCTTCTTATTGGGTTTCCAGAACCCTTTATCAAATGCCATCTTCTTAGTTTGTTCTTTTACTTCTGGAGAAGGTATGACATTTAGCTTCGCACCTAACGCAAAAGGGACAGCAGCGAATCGCTGTAATAGTTCTCTACGAGTAAGCATGTAATGGCTCCTACTATTAATCCCGTCGTAAAAACCACGGCGGTGTAAATTCTGAACTGCCTAATGGCAATTCTATTCATTAACGCTCTATGAGTTCCCCACATTGCCATTAGATGTTTCCATTCAGAACATACCCAACCATCGTGTCATTACGACCTTCAAGGTTGAGAGTTCCATTAACAGAAACATTGTATTCGTCAGAAGAATAGTCACGAACATCAGTGGCTTTAATCTTCGCGACTAATCGACTAGTCCCACACAATGTAGAACCGGATTCAGCCGGATTCTTAACGCCATCTAATACTTCGACAAATCGATTACCACTAATTGTGGCATAATTCTTATTAACACTACCCGGACCGGACCCTTCCCAAAATCCACCGTTAGGATGATTAACTCGTGGGTCAAGAGGTAGTGGATGATTAGAACGGCCATTATTCACTACTTGCCAATTCTCAATTCCTTGAGGTAGGCATACATCTACTTTACGGACGCGCTTCATTATTTCGTCAATACCCGGAACTTCCCACATATTCTGTGGTCTACCGTGGTCTGGGTCTGCAATTCCAGTAACACCCTGACCTACGTGTAATACGTAAAAAGCTCCAGAACAAACAATACCTGTAGCGCGTGCCATTGCTAGACGTAATGGGTCACTATCTTCCGCGACAGAAGATTGTGGACCCTGTGGTTCATTATTGGAAGTAGCTTTGGGGAATTCTTTCAGGTCATATCCCTGTCTTACATGGGACCACTTATTATCGTGATTTGACCTGCGCGTATGAACAGTATACATGCTAACCCCAGCCATTTGACTGAGACTAATCATGCCACTGTAAGGACCATCAGGAGAGGATAGTGCTACTAGATTTGGTGTCTGAGCCATTAAATATCGACCCACATCCACCAAATCAGCAGGAGTAATCTTATCAAGTCTGCCATATTCATTGGCGACTTCATAGTGCATTACTTTATTCTCGGCTCCGACCATAGCATTACGAACTTTTTGTTCCATGCCTCTATGGTCGTTATACTTACCGCCGACTAATGTAATTTCACTACGCATTCCATACTGGTCGTAAGCTGTATCTACAAACTCACGAAGTATGTTTTCATAGTCGGGCCAGGATGGAAGGATACTCCTACCCTGCCAATTAACTTCTCCGAGTATTCTAAGATAATCGAATCCATATTGTTTGAGCCAAGTAAGATGCTCATGGATTCGGTCTCTTTCAAATTTCCATCCATATAGTGCCCAGAAGAATGTAACACCTAATGGATGAAATAGTCCTGTATCATCGATAGCGCATCGACCATCAGTTCTAACTATTCCCTGTCTAATACCCGGAATAGGAACTGGTGCTTCTAATGGGATACGCTGAAATTCTTCCCAGACATCCTGATTCATTGTTTGCATCAGGGGAACATCTGGTAAATCAAGCCTCGCGGTAAGGAAAGTTCCATGATGAGTTTGGATTTTATTCCCAACCCATTTGAAAGCTTCCCACGGACCTATTGCAGTTCTATCTGTGGAAATATGAATTTTATCATCTTCCGCACAGACGTAGTTACCCGAATAGGTCTGTAATGCAAACCCACCTTCAGGTAATGATATTTCTTTGAATTCTTCCCAGATATTCTGCGCTGCACGATTACAGTTGATGGCTACACCATTATCGTAATGGATGCCACCACCTAATTCGGCGCACACGAATAATTGGTTATACGCCTTGAGTGCAATCTTCATTGTGTTAAACAGGAACTATCCGAACCAACGCGCCACCGACAGCAGTAGCTCGCAGAAATCCACCTGCTAAGTCTGCCATTCCATCAGTCAATGTGACAGCTACACTCGTAGCGAATGTAATGTCATTTGACTGTTGTAATGCTGGCGCGGCTGAATTCGTGAATATCCTTACTTGACGTGCAGGTAGTGCGAACACTACATTCTGTGCCATCGTCACGAAAGTTCCTAACGAAATTAATTCCGTTGGCATGTTACTCCTTCGCGGTCACTACATCGTAGTGTTCTTCTTTACGAAACTGTGGTGAATAAAATACAAATGTAGGACCAGTATTCGCTGGAGTCTTTGGACCCTCGGGTTCCATATTCTTAAATACCACTGACATATCCTTGGCGATTCCTGCGAGTTCTTTCGCATTACTACCACCAAGTTTCTCATCAGTGATATGTCTCAAAGCGGACATGAGTTTTCCTCGCGCCCGCTTTGAAATCTTTTCTTTCGCTTTAATTATGTTGGATTGATTTGGACGCTCATCATATGATGCGGTAGATGTTGCACCAACATTATATGCTGAGGCTGAAGATGGTGAGATACCAAACTGTCTTGCTAATTCTACAGCTTGGTCCCTGCCTTCCGTGATAGCAGTTTCACCTATTACTTTGCGTAGACTGTCAGGAACTTCGACGTTACCGACACCCCTACCCTTAGCGGGCATGTCTACAACTTCTCCAGTTACCGGAACTGAATTCGATACCTCACGTGGCTTTTCAGGATTAACTTTCGTTAATTCCTTATCGAACTCAATATCCGAAACTATTCCCATCGCCATATAGTTCCTACGCGAAACTAAGAGATGGTGAAATTGTAGTTGTTACCTGACACCACGCATGTAACTGTGGTGACGCCGGTAAGGTCGAATTCTTTTTCCGGCGGAGAATTTGTATCTCCACCATCGAACAGTTGCAAAATCTTGCGGTCTGGAAGAAACAGAATACCAGGCTTGTTACTGAAAACAGCCGCAGTATTCTGGATATTCGGACCAGATTTTGCTGTGATTGTGAGATTCACTGGCATACTTTTTCCTCCATACCGATTGCTGGCTTCCTCGATTGTATTGTAGCGAACTAATAATGGAAGTCCATATTTCAGTCCGCTATATCCCAGATGAGACTACCACATATAGGACTGAAAGTCAACTTTTCTTTTTGTATATAATATTATAGGTTCTTAAATAAGGAGTCTCTTTTATTT